CCAATTCTGCGTGTTAAGCGGTCACCTAATGTAGTTGTGTGTTTAGTAATCATAAGTTAAACCCCTTGCGCGGTTTAAAACCACCTTTGATTTCAAACTTTGTTGCGTCCCAACCTTGGCGTTCTACTTTAAATTTCATTGCGTTTTCGCATTGAGCCTTGGTACCACTCCATTCTTCATCTCTCTTACCTCTGTAAAAAAGTCTGTATTCTGTGTTTGTCATTTTTGTTACTCCTTTTTTTGTTTTGTTGGATACATTATAACACATTTTTTATATAATGCAAATATATTTTAATTATTATTTAATTAATATTATAAAAATAGTTCGTTTATAATGGCATCACCTCTATTAAGAGTTATCGGGGTGGGAGTAATTACCCACCCTTTCTTAAACCAGAGGGAAGATAATTTTTAATTTATATATAGGGGAAATAAGTTGGACAAAAAAGTCATAAAATACTATGCTTCATTCTATGAAGTATCAAAAGAGTTAAATCAAAAGCAATTCTACGAGTTCAATAGCGCAATCTTTAGCGTTATGTTTTATGAACGCCATATTGATGACATTATCTTTGAAGATAAGTTGTTAGCGATCGCTTGGGCATCTATCAAACATTCCTTAAAAGCCAGTATTGACGGGTTTTGTAGCAAGAATGGAGTTGATTATAATTATACCCTTACTAAGGGGCTTACCAAGGGGGTTAGCAAGGGGCTTGATAAGGGGCTTACTAACAATGTAAAAGAAAAAGAAAAAGAAAAAGAAAAGGATAATAGAAAAGAAAATAAAAAAGAAAAGATAGAAGCATTTGTTCCAAATGCCACATCTATTGATGCTGTTAATTCTACTTATCCAAATTGTGATATTAATTTGTTAGTTGAAGATTTTAAAGACCAAGCCAGAAACAGAGCCAAACCATTTAAAGATTTACAATCTGGATTTAGAAACTATGTGCGCAAAGGCTGGGTAAAGCCAACACAAAAACAAAATACTCAATTATCATATTCAGAGATTAAGCAGCGTTTAATACAAGAGCAGAATAATATTGATAATGGCGTTCAACCAAGTATTGGTGGATTAGTAAACAAAATGAGGATTATGTAATGTACACAAAAGAGGAATACAGCAACGATTTAAATACAGCCACTATTTCGGCTGATGTTTGTGAATGGTCAATTACCAGATATGGTTATTTTGTTAATTCACACATTGATCGCTTGGAAATGACTAAAGCATTTGCTGAAGAATTAAACAGATTGCCACGCAATTGTTTGCGCTATGTTGAACACGCTAAAAACAGATGGATTGATGAGGGTCATAAGCGACCGCCAACAATGCCCGATTTTCTGCAATTATTGCGTGAGTTTAATAACCACGAGATAAACGAAACAAACACGCCCAGAATCGCAAATACGGAATCCACAACAAGCATTACTGCTAAACGTTGGGATAATGCTAAAACGATTGAGCAGAAACGTGAGTTTTTTAAAACATTTAGACCAAGTGATGCTTCACCAGCGACAAAGTGGGTAATGCGTGAGTTCTTGCGTGGGCAAAAGGTTGATTGTTTTAAAATAAGTGATATGTTAGGCAAACCTTTTTGATATAATTAAAACCTATGAAGATTAAATATTTAAACATTAAGGCTGAATTCAAGAAGATGGGTTTGACAAACAAGCAAGTCGCATCTATATTGGAGATCAGTACACAGAATCTTGATTATTTAATAAAGCAAGATAAGCCACGCATTCACTGGATCACTTACGGTCTGGCTAACTACTATGGTGGCATTGAAGAAAATTTAATTAAAGAATTGAATGACAGCAATTAAACATACGCCAGAACAATGTGAACAAGCACTTGCTGGTATTAAAGATTTAATAGAGCAGATTAAGCGCATTGAAGATGAAGATGTTAAAAAGCACGTTTGTGAATCTGCTATTGATATTTGTAATAACTTATTGAGGGAACGTGGCAAGGAAGTTTGAGGTTAGTTTAACTTTGCCATATCCAGTATCTGTTAATCAATATTACAGATCAATTCCAAGGGGTAAGTTTTGTTCGGTTATATTATCGCAAAAGGGGAGAGATTTTAAAAAGCGAGTTAGTGAAATTGCTGAATGTAGTATTACTGATAAGCCTATTATTGTGATGATTAAGATTTATCCACCAACAAAGCGAAAGTATGATGTTGATAATATGCTTAAAAGTTTATTGGATTCGTTGATTGGTGTTGCTTATGAAGATGACAGCCAGATACAATGTTTAGCGATTAGCAAAGAAGAAGTTGTTTCTGGTGGCAAATGTGAAGTTAAGATAAAAGAGGTGTAGTATGTTCCAATGGTTAAAAAAGTTATTTAAGAAAGAAGTTGTTGTTAGACAGACAGAGATGGATATTGTTCTTGCTTATGTTAGGCAGTACGGTTCTATATCAACTAAAGAAGCTAGAGGTATTGGCATTAAACATCTACGCAGCATTATTTGCAAGATGAGAAAAAAAGGTTATACCATCAAGAATGTTAGCGAAAAAGGTAAGATGGGTGTTTATAAATTCAAATGAAACAACATAAGTGGGCGAAAGAGATACACGCATTTGCTGAGGGTTATACAATCCAGAAGTTAGCAAGATTGTGTTGTGATAAAACCCACGCACATTGGGAAGATATAGAGATGCCTATGTTTCTTGAGGGTGAAGAATATAGAATTAAACCAATAGATTATGAGCAAGAAAATAGTTTTAACTAAATCTCAAAAGGCTGAATTAAAAACTCTTGGTGCTGTACTAAACCAACAGCAGTTGGCTGATTACTTTGGCTTCAACAAAGATACACTACAAGAAATTTTTAAGCGTGATCCCGAAGCACTCCGAATGTATAAAAAAGGTCGTTCAGAAGCGATTGTAGATGTGGCTGGTTCATTGCTTACTAAAGCACGTTCTGGCGATACTGCTTCTATTATTTTCTATCTTAAAACTCAAGCTGGTTGGCGTGAAGTTTCTAAAGATGAAGTTGAGGGTAATACTGAAGTAACTGGCATTAGACTTGTTAGTTAGTAATGATTAAAGACGTTAATGTTCTTGACCATCAAAGAGAGTTTATTGAGAGTGTTAATCCAACTACTGGATTAATCGCTGGTTTTGGCTCTGGCAAGTCTTATGCTGGAACGCTAAAAACAATCATTAAGAAGTTACAATATCCAAGCGTTAAGGTTGCTTATTACTTGCCTAATTATCCATTGATTCGTGATATTGCTTTTGAGAAGTTCCCAGAGATGTGTAATGATTTAGGGCTTCATTATCAACTGAACAAATCAGATAAAGAGTTAATAATCAAAGACTTTGGTACTATTATCTTTCGTAATATGTCAGAGCCAGAAATGATTGTTGGTTATGAAGTTGGCTATTCGTTGATTGATGAGTGCGACATTATGCCAAAGCATAAGATGGATAAAGCATTCAAACAAATATTGGCTCGTAATCGTGCGCCTTTGCCAGATAAAGCGCCTAATCAAGTTGATTTAGTTGGAACGCCAGAGGGTTATCGTTTTGCTTATAATTTACTTGTTGCTAATAAACCAGATAACTATCGTTTGATTAAGGCTTCAACGTATGAGAACAAACATTTACCACCAGATTATATTGATACTTTAAAAGATACTTATGATGAGAAGTTGCTTCAACAGTATTTGCTTGGTGAGTTTGTTAATGTTAATGGTAGTGCCGTTTATCATCAGTTTGATCGTGATGTTCACGTTTGCGCTAATAGAGATATTGATCCAACACTTCCGTTAATCATATCATTTGACTTTAACATCAATCCATATAACGCTATTTATTTGATTCAAGTGGTAGATGGTAAGGTTATAGTTGTTGATAATGCGATTATTAAGGGTAAGCCATTAGTTGATTCATTGGATTATTTAAAGAGCAAATTTGCGCATCTTGGTGCTTATTTGTTTAGTGCTACAATCTATGGTGATGCTGCTGGTAAAGCACGAAGCCAAGGTACAGCCCAGACTAATTATGATTTGATTAGAGATGCTGGATTCCACAAGATGAAGATTAAGACCGCAAACCCACGAATACAAGACCGTAATAATGCTTTCAATTCTCTGTTGCGGAACGGGGCTGGTTCTGTTAATATTGCGATATGCGAGAGAAATCAAGAACTTATTACTGATTTAGAGCAGATGTCATACAACGACAAGGGCGAAGTTGACAAGTCAAACCAAGACTTGACTCACTCGGTGGATTCGGTGGGTTACTATATTGAATATGAACACGGCTTACATAGGGCTGAAGTTCGTAATATTAGAATGACAGTAGGATAATATGATTATTAACAAACACCCAACGAATGATATTCGCAACCAAACAATTAAAAGTGATTCAAGCCGTTTAAGGAAGTTCGCTTTAAGATATGAGATGTATAACGATAATTATCGGGATCAAGTTATATCTAAATTAGGTCAGATATATAGAGCATTCGCACAATTAAAATTAGACGTTCAGATTAACGATAACAACAACATCTATAAGCAAGTTGTTAATACTATCTCTAATGTGTACAGTTTTGGCGTGAATAGAACATTTGAAAATGATGATGTTCAAGAATTGTACAATCAATTGCGTATTAATAAGACTATGGCACAAGCCAATAGATATGTAAACGCATTTAATGATGTTATTATCCAAGTTAGTTGGGACTTTAAGAAAGAGCAGCCAAAGATAATGCTACGTTTGCCACATCAAACAGAGGTGGAGTATTCACAAGGCGAGGTTAAATCAGTTGCTTATTTCGTAGAGATGACAGATGAAAAGACTGAACGCTGGGCTTACTGGTCAGACGAAGAGCATTACTATATTGACAAAACTAACGGCAATGAGAAGATTGTTGCTGTTGAAGATAATGAAGAAATGATTAACCCATTTGGTGTATTGCCATTTGTATTCTTACATAACGGTTGGCGTGATGAATCTTTCTGGGATAAGTACACGGGTGATGATTTAACTGGTGGTACAATTGATATGGCAGTTCATCTGACGTTCTTAAATCACATCATCAAGACACAATC